GGTTTAACAGGAGTACAAGCAACATCTAGTGTCAATGCTGCGGGATTAATTCTTAAATATTATGAAAGACGTACCCCTAAAACAAGCTCAGGATATGTAAGAAGAACACCTAAAACAAGCACAGGATATACAAGAAAAACACCTGCATAATTATGTTTGACTTAGGACTAAATAAACAATATAAATAAAACAATCAGGAGTACAAAATTATGGCATCAACATTTACAGACCTTGGTATAGAACTAATGGCAACCGGCGAAAATGCTGGTACTTGGGGAACAAAAACTAACGCAAATTTAAATCTTGTAGAACAACTTACAGGTGGGTATTTATCTTTAGCAGTTGCAGGATCAGGGACTACAGCTTTAACTATTGCGGATGGTGCTTTAACAGGTACTGCTCAACACAGAGTTATAGAATTAACAGGTGCTCTTACAGGATCAAGAATTTTAACATTTCCTCTTCTTACAGAAAATTTTTATTTTATTAAAAATAGCACTACTGGTGCAGAAACATTACAATTAAAAGCTGTATCCGGTTCAGGTGCAACAGTTACTTGGGCAACTGATGACAAAGAATGGAAAATTATTTGGTTAGATGGTGTTGCAACTAACACAGGTGTTTACGAAGTTCCATTTTCTAATTACGCACCCAATGATTGGCTTACTAAAACAGGATCATACACAGCAGTAGATCAAGATAGAATTTTTGTAGATACAAGTGGGGGAGCAGTTACAATAACTCTTCCTGCATCACCCGCTGTAGGTGCTCAAGTAAATTTTGTAGATTCAAGATACACTTTTGATACTAACGCATTGACTGTTGGAAGAAATAGTTCTAAAATAACTAATGCAGCAGCAGACTTAGTAGTTAATACTGAGGGTGCAGCATTTGGATTGGTCTACTCTGGTTCAAATGTAGGTTGGACATATACGGAGAAATAACATTATGGCAAATTACGAAGCAACTAAATATAATTTTAATGGGTCAGACCTTACAGGTATTGAAGGAACTGTTACAGGTACAATTTTATCTTGGTCAGATTCCAGTATTCCAACTGGATTTTTAGAGTGCACTGGTGCAGCTGTATCTAGATCAACTTACTCTGCATTGTTTGCAGTTGTAGGTACAACTTATGGGGCTGGAGATGGATCATCAACTTTTAATTTACCCAATCTTCAAGATAATGTCCCGGTTGGAAAATCAGGAACAAAAGCATTAGCTTCGACAGGTGGAGCAAATACTGTAACTCCATCAGTTAACAATACATCTATTAGTGAAGGGCAACTTGCTTCTCACACTCACACTATACCATTATCACCTCCTGGAGGTGACCCAGATCCAAGAATTCTGCCTACTTTTGGTGGTGGTAAAACAGGTAACGATGGTAACAGAACTGTTTCCACTGCGGGTAGTGGTACTGCTCATGGACACAATGCAAATGCAGTTTCAACTTTACAACCATATATAGCTTTAATATATATAATTAAGACATAGGAATATTTATGAAAAAAGGAAATTGGACAATTATATTTGAAGACAAAAAAATTATTAAAAATAACGGTGCTGAATCGGGTACAGGTTATTATGTTAATGATGATTCTTTTTGGAATGATTCTAAATTTTCTAATATTTGGGCAATTCAATACACAGCTGACGATGACACAGATCAAGTAGAGTATAGAGATACAACTCCTAACTCAACATATGATTCATCTGTATTAGGTGATATCCAACAATTTATTGATAAATGGGATGCAGAACATTTAAATCTTCTTCAAGAAGAATGGGACAGTGACTCTAGAGATGAGTCTGAAAAAGGTCCAAGACCAACAAGTTACTCTTCTTAAATATAATATATAATATTTAAACTAAATCTTTGTTTATTTTTCTTAGGTGAAACACCTCGGTGTTCTATTAAACTTGGAAATAATATAGCTTCACTTTCATTACTTTTATAAAACAATGTTTTATTATCTACAATAAATTCAGTGCCTCCATCATTACTGTGAATATTATATAATATAGAAAAGCAATTGTGTTGAAGGTTATCTTTGTGAAAAAAAGTTTGTGAGTTTTGATTATACCAATTCCAATATATTCTAGCTATAGTTCCTTTTTTATTTGTTACAATGTTAAAAATTTTTTCCGCAAAGGTGTTTAAAATAGGGTGACGTTCAAAACCAAACAAGTTTTTTTTAAAACTAGTGTAGGCCATTCCTTGGTCAAAATTATTTAAATCACCTTTATCTTTTTCAAAAGGAAACTGCCAATTAGCTACTTTATATAATTCTTGAATAATACTAACATTTGTTAAATTAGGTGTGTGGGTGTTAATTGTTTGAATCATTGCTTTCTATATATTATATGTATATAATATATTTTATAAAAATGAAAGAAAAAATTATTAATTATCAGTTTTATCATTGGGGTCCTTTTTTATACAGAACTCAAGTAGACAAAAAATCTTTAGAAAAAATACAAAAACTTTGTAGCAAAAATAAAAAAAATGATTACAGAAAAAATTTAGCAGGTTTATTAAAACAAGAATATGGAATAGATAAAAATAAAATTTTTACTATTTTATCTGGTTATTTTAACAGTTACATAAAAGCAAGTGTTGAACATTATAAATGTAGTTATACTGGTAAACAAATTGTTATGGAAAGTGCTTGGGTAAACTACATGGTTAAAAATGAAATAAATCCTTTGCACACTCACAGTAAAGATTTATCTTTTGTGTTATTTATTAAAGTTCCAAAAAATTTAAAAAAAGAAGTAGAAGAAACTGTTAGTAGTGATAGTAAACCTGGAAGTGTAAATTTTGTTAATGATTTAAAAGACAATAAATTTTATATAAGTGCAAATAATTTTATACCTGAAGTAGGAGACTTGTTTATATTTCCTGCTTCTTTACATCACTATGTCAACAGTTTTAAATCAAACGGAGAAAGAATATCTATTTCAGGTAATTTAGAAATTATAAAATAATAAATGAAAGACCACATATTAGTAAAAGACAATTTACTGTCTGCAGATGAGTGTCATGAATTAATTAATACATATTCAATTAATTTAGAAAAAAGCAAAAAATGGCAGTCATATAATTATTATGATATAGAAGATAATAACTTTCAATTATTAAGTAAAAAAATAAATGTTGTATTACACAATGAATATATAACAAATTATCCCGAAATAGATTTAACTTCTTCACCATGGTCTTTAACAAGTTTAAGAATAAAACATTTTCCACCAGGTAAATCTTTTTCAAACTGGCATAGTGAACATAGTTTTAATTATGCAAACAGGGTGTTATCGGTTCAAATATATTTAAGTAATCATAATTGTGGAACTTTATTTTATAACGGTAAAAAAATAATAAGTAAAACAGGAAGAGTGGCTATATTTCCAGCATACTTTACTCACACACATAAGGGAGAGGTTTGTTTAGAAAACAAGGATAGATATTTACTTACAGGTTATGTTAGTTTTATATCACAAGGATTAAAAGAAGGATAATTAAATGAAAGTATTAGGAGTAAATTTTTCACATAATTGTTCTTTTGCTTATTTTAAAAATAATGTTTTAAAAGAATACTACGAAGAAGATAGATTTAATAAAGATAAAGGATTTAGACCACCACATCCTTTTTTAGGCGAGTACAATTATTTATCTTTAGATAAATTTAAAAACATTGTTTTTGATGCAGTTGCTATTTCTTCGTTTGGTGCTGAAGAAATATTATTAGAAAAAGCACATATAGAAAATATTTTAAAAAAAATAAAATGTAAAGAGGTTAAGTTTTATTATACTCAACATCATGTTCACCATGCATTGAGTGGTTTTTATTTTAGTAATTTTAATGAAGCACTAGGAGTTGTTTGTGATGGGGGAGGTGAAAGATTAAATCCTCCGAGACATCAATTTAAAGCATTAGAATCTATTTTTTATGTAGACAAAAAAAATGTTAATTATTTATATCAACATTTTTCTAATATCGACACAGACTATTTTAAAGTCTATAATCAAATACCTTGTGAATTAAATTTCAAACATAGACTTCTTACTCAAGATAATTATATGGATTTACTTTGTAGTAATAAATTATGGGCAGGGTTAAAATACAAAAGATATAAAAATCAAGCTGGTTTTGGTCCTAATCAAGAAGGTCAGTTAATGGGTGTAGCTGCATATAAAGACAAAGGTACAAATATAGACAAAGATGTTTTAGAAATAGCTAACAAAGCACAGGAAGAAACCCTAGAGGAAAGAATTGTATTAATTAAAAAAGCTACAACCTATAGTGATTGTAAGAACATAATACTATCTGGAGGGTATCATTTAAATTGTTCTAATAATTTTAAACTTGTAAAACACTTTCCAAAATTAAATTTTTTTGTAGATCCAGTACCGTATGACGGAGGAACAGCAATAGGAGCCGCTTATCAATATGCAAATTATAACAACTAAAGAAGAAGTAATAGAAAAATTATTAGAGCAAGAATTAGTTGCTATATTTCAAGGTCACTCTGAATGGGGTGCAAGAGCTTTGGGTAATCGTTCTATGTTATTTGATCCAAGAAATAAAAATGCAAAAGAAATAGTAAATAAACAAAAAGGACGGCAATGGTGGAGACCGACTGCAGCCACTATATTATATGAACATAGACACGACTATTTAGATATGCATACACTTGATGAATCACCTTATATGACGTTTGCAATAGATGCTAAACAAAAAGCAATAGATGAAGTTCCTGCATGTGTTCATGCTGATAACACCTGTAGGTTTCAAACTTTAAAAAGAAAACAAAACCCAAATTACTACGATTTAATAAAACTATTTTATGATAAAACAAAAGTGCCTTTGTTGTTAAATACTTCTTTTAATTTAAACGGGTATCCTATTGTTGAAACATATGAAGATGCTGTTTTTACTTGCACAGAATCAAAAATAAAATATTTATATACACCGAAAGATGCTACTAAATAAAAATCAAATACAATCTATAAGAGAAAACAAAGTTACATTTGTAAAAAATTTTGTATCTTTAAATAGACCATATGACTTTAATTTAATTAGTGATTTAATTGAAGAAAATAATTTACAAGTTATTTCAAAATCAAATCACAATAGTTTAAAAGATGTTTTTCAAATACGTGAAGTAATGAATCTATTAAAAGAATTTAAAGTGTTATTTGATTTTTTAAATAAAACATTTAAATATAAACATCATGAACAAAACAATATTGATTTGTTTTTAAGTTTTGTATCTCAAGCAGGTATACCACACACTGATGAAGAAGATGTATTTATTATAGGGTTAAATGGTAACATGATTTATAAAGTTTTTAATGATAAAATAATTGATTACAAAATCTCCAAAGGAGATTTGATTTATATTCCAAAAGGTGTTAAACATAAAGTTATAGGTATTAGCCCAAGAATAGTTATGTCGATTGGATTTTTTAGCGAAAGAATATGAAAAAAAGAAAAAGTAAAATAGAAAATTTCATAGGAGTATATGATGGATATATTCCAGACTCTCAGTGTAATGACGCTATAGATTTATTTAATGAAAAAGAAAAATTAAAAAAAACTTACGATAGAATTTTAATAGAGAATACTACTAAAGATAAAAAAAACGACAAAGCCATAGACATTCAGTCTTGTATTGAATGGCCAACACGTTTTAAACCAATTATGTTAAATATAGATCAAGTTATGAATCATTATTCTAAACATACATCTATAAAAGAATTTTATGATGTACCTAGTTTTGAATATACTTACATAAAAATTCAAAAGACATTGCCTACAGAAGGTTATCATGTTTGGCATCTTGAACACGGTGCGTCTATGGATTCTGCTTTTAGAGCTTTAGTTTTTTCTGTTTATTTAAATGATGTAAAAGAAGGTGGTGAAACAGAATTTTTAAATCAAGCAATGAGAATTAAACCAAAAAAAGGAAGAGTAGTTGTTTTTCCTGCTGGGTTTCCTTATGTGCATAGAGGAAACCAACCTATGAAAGGTGAAAAATATTTAATGACCTCTTGGTTTTTATTACCTAAAAAATAATGATGGATTTAAAAGTAAAAGATTTAATATACAGAAAAAACAATATCATGCCTAAAGAGGTGTGTAATTATTTTATAGATTTATTTAAACAAAATATTGAGAAAACTCAAAAAGAAGCAAGCACTAAACATATTATAAACGAAGGTTCGGCATATAAACTAGATAATTTTAAATCTTTAGATCTATCAAAACTATACCAAAACAATTCAGAAATAGAAGAAGCTAAAAATTTAGCTTTTAGATATATTGAAATGATGATTTTAAATTATACTCAATTTTTAAAAATAAAGATTACACCTGTTATTGGTAATTCTTGGTGGACTACAACCGCTAATATTAGAGTTATGAGATATCAAGAAGGAGAACAAATTTTAGATCATTTAGATGTTAACAAAAGAAACAGGGCTGCGTGCACTATAAATTTAAATGAAGATTATGAAGGAGGGGAGTTTAGTTTTTTTTCTGGAAAAGAGTTATATAATTTAAAAACAGGAGACTCTGTTATGTTTCCAGCAGAACCTATTTTTATTCATGGAACTAAAAAAATAACTAAAGGCACTAGATACAGCATCAATTGTTTTTTATACAATAAAGATCAAGATAGAGATTGTTGTGGTAGTAAATAGTTATGATATTAATGAAATGTATAGAAGATAAATTTTTTTATTTTCAAGATTTTTTACCTAAAGAAGAATACAAAAAAATTCACAATGAAGCTTTTAAAGAAAGAAAGAAATTGTTATTTAAAAATGTAAGTGTTTCTTGGAATAAAAATTTATATCAAAATTTAACTGAACCGATGAGGGTAGAAATGAAGCCTGAGTATTTTGCTAACTTAGCAAACATATGTGGTAATCTTCCTCACATACATTTAAATGCAAAAAAAATGCGTTTTACTATTCATTATATGAAAAAAAATAGTGGTATAAATTGGCACTCAGATGAAGGCCATGATTATGCAATTACATATTATTTAAATTACAAATGGAATCAACAGTGGGGCGGTGAGTTTATGTATCAACACGAAGGAGAGTTTGGTTATATCCCAATTATTGGAAACTCTGTTGTGATTATAAAATCTCCTATGATGCATAAAGTAAACACTGTATTATCTCCCATAATGCCTAGATTATCTATTCAATCGTTTATCTCTCCAGATAAAAAAAGATAGATTTTACATATAAAAAACAGTACAATCATTTTTATTTTCTTATATAAAGGGTTATATGTTACAAAAATTAGGGTTTGCACCAGGATTTAATAAACAAGTCACAGAGACCGGGGCCGAAGGCCAATGGTTTGATGGTGACAATGTTCGTTTTAGATATGGTAGTCCTGAAAAAATTGGGGGTTGGGATCAATTAGGCACCGATAAATTAACAGGTGCTGCAAGAGCTATCCATAATTGGGACGACAAGGTAGGGTTAAAATACTCTGCAATAGGGACTAATAGAATTCTTTATGTTTATCAAGAGGGGGTATTTTACGATATCCATCCTATAAGAACTACAATTACTGGAGCTGATTTTACTAGTTCATCAGGCAGTGCGACAGTTACTGTAACTGTTTCTTCTACAGCAAATTTATTTGATGATGATATAGTAATGTTTGAAGATGTTTCTGGTTTATCTGGATCTACTTTTACCAACGCTACGTTTGAGGGTAATAAATTTATGGTAACATCTGTTTTAACCTCCACTACTTTTACTATAACGATGGCAACTACTGAATCTGGAACACCTGTAACAAACGCCGGTACTTCAAAAGTTTTGTATTATTATCGTGTAGGACCGGCTAAACAAGAATCAGGTTTTGGTTGGGGTACTGGTTTATTTGGTGGTACAGTTAATGGTCCAGCGACAACTACTCTAGCGACTGCTTTAACAAACACAGTAGGGACTACAGTTGTCTTAACAAGTTCTGCAGCGTTTCCTGCTTCAGGGACAATACAGATAGGAACTGAATTTATTACTTACACGTCCAATAACACGGGAACAGGGACCTTAACTGGTGGAGCAAGAGGTGCTAATGGTAGTACAGCTGCAACCCATAGTGCAGGTGCAACAATAACCGATGTTACTGATTTTACTTCATGGGGACAAGCTTCATCAACTTCACAATTTACAATAACTCCAGGGTTATGGGTTTTTGATAATTTTGGTACAAAATTAATTGCACTCATATATAATAACGAGTGTTTTGAGTGGGATGCATCAGCTACAAATGCGGTAACTACAAGAGCAACTATTATATCGGGCGCACCAACAGCTTCTCGTCATGTATTAGTATCAACACCCGATAGACACTTAGTATTCTATGGAACCGAAACAACCATTGGTAATAAGGCTACACAAGATGATATGTTTATAAGATTTTCTGATCAAGAAAATATTAATGAGTATACTATAAGAGCTGAAAATACTGCGGGGTCACAAAGACTTGCTGCAGGTTCTAAAATTATGTCAGCTATTAAAGGTAGGGATTCTATATATGTTTGGACCGATACTGCATTGTTTTTAATGCAATTTGTAGGTCAACCATTTACATTTGCTTTTGCTCAAGCTGGTACCAACTGTGGTTTAATTGGAAAAAATGCAGCTGTAGAAGTTGACGGCTCTTCTTACTGGATGTCTGAAAACGGTTTCTTTACTTACGATGGTCAATTAAAATCTATGCCATGTTTGGTAGAAGATTTTGTTTATGATAACCTTAACTCAGTCCCTAGAGATTTAATTAATGCAGGTGTCAACAACCTTTTTGGGGAAATTAATTGGTTCTATTGTGCAGGTACTGCAACAACCGTTAATAGAGTAGTTACATATAACTATTTAGATTCATCTAACGAAAGACCTATTTGGACAACAGGAACTTTGAATAGATCCGCTTGGGTAGATTCTGCTGTATATAATAAACCTCATGCAACACTCTATGACCCTGACGACAACACTTCTTACGATGTTACTGGAAACACAGATGGAAGTAGTATATATTATCAACACGAAACAGGAACCGATCAAGAAAATGCAGGTGGTACAATTACGGCCATCACTGCTAACATTGTTTCTGGTGATTTTGATATAACACAAAGAAGAAGTAACGCAGGAAAAACAGTAGGGACACCTGACCTTAGAGGAGATGGTGAATACATTATGAGAATTAGCAGATTTATTCCAGATTTTATAGACCAGACTGGTGACACTCAAATTAGTTTTACAACAAGGGATTACCCTAACAGTACCCCAACAACTACCAATTTTACGGCAACAACTTCTACAACTTTTAAAAGTACTAGAATTAGAGCAAGGTCTATTGCATTAAAAGTATCTAATACAAGCACTGGTCAAGACTGGAAACTAGGTACATTTAGATTAGACATCGCACCAGGAGGAATGAGATAATGGCTACTGACCAAGAGATACGAGACGCGGGTTTTAAATATATTCCAAAACAAAAATATTTACAGAACCCATATAATTTACCTATAGCACCAGTACCACCTCCACCACCGGCAAGTGAAGGCATAGTAAATACAAACGCTTTTAATAATAGTGGTGGTAATGATAACTTTAATCCAGCAGGTAATAATTTTCAAAATAACACAAACGTTTTAGGATTACGTACACCTGGAAGTGATTTTGCTTCATCTGGAAGTTATGTAACCAACAGGACAAATTCAGGGTCGATGTTACCAGGTGCTGAAAAAGAAGAGAATTTTTTACAAAAAATTTTAAGAACAGGTGGACGAGGTATAGCTGCCATGATTCCGGGAGCAGGAATGCTTACGTCCGTAGCAGATAAATTTGATAGATATGATGATTTAAATCCTCTAGACCAAGAATTTATTCAATCACAAATGTCTGGCTATGAACAAAACATACACGGTACTCAAAATTTACCTCAACAAGATCGATATGGTTATAATAAAAGAAGTGCGTTAGGTAACTACTCTAAACTAATAGATAAGAGAGTTAAGATAGCAGAAGATTTCTATGCTGACAAAGGATACTACCGTCCGATTGATGAATATTATATGGATAAAGCTAAGGATAAAAACACAATTCAAGGTCAGATGGATATGAATGATAAAGTTAGAAACCATATTATAAATCAAAAAGCACAAAGTGGTCCTGCTATAAATAATCCTTTCTCACCAGAATATAGTGGTAATACTAAATCGCCAAATTATACACCAACAGGACCCAATCAACCGGATCCTACTCCTACTCCTACTAATAATAATGATAATAGAAATGATACCAGTAATAGCACTAATTCAAATCCAAGTACACCTGGTGCTCAAGATAGTTTTTCTAATAAAAGTGGTAAAGGAAGAACCGGATACTTTTTTGGTGGTAGAGTAAACTATAAAACAGGTGGAAGAATAGGTTTTCAAGGTGGTGGATCAGATGCATCATCAGATGATTTTGGTACTAGTACCAGTGCTCCAGGACCAGGAGATACTGGAGGAGAAGGTGGCAATAACCCAAGTGATGGTTCTGGTTCACAGTTTGATGGTGGTAATAATAATAATAATAATGATGGCGCAAGTGATAACCCACCAGTGACAGTGGTTAATAATAACCCTGTAGATATTTCAACTGTAACAAAATCATTAGGTGAGTATGATATACCTGTTGGTCTTGAAGCATTGATGGCAGATAAGGGAAAACTTCAAGCTGTTTTAAATGCTGATAATATATTAGATAAAAATATAGGTGCTGAGTTTACATATGATAGGGGACCTTTTAGTATAGGTGCTTATGCAGACATGGATGGAGATAAATCTCTTAATGCTAATTACACTAGAAACAATTCTAATTACAGTTTTGATTTAAATGACGGTGGTGGACAACTTAAATTTACTAAAACATTTGCAAACGGAGGCTTAGCAAGTATTTTATAATGGCAAAAATTGTAGAATCACTAACTAGAGCGGACCCAGAATACAATCAAAGAAATATACAATCTTTGGTTAGGGATCTAGATAGTGTAATTACAAAATTAAACACAACATTTCAAGAAGAAGTAAAACAGGAGATAGAAGCTAAGAGTTTCTTTTTAGAATAATGGCAGTAGTAAATCAATATAAATTTAAAGGGATAGATAATGATACGACAGGAAATGCTTTGGTTCCATTAGGGGCAGGTAATCCTTTGGTCAATGAAACCATAATTATTAAATCTTTGCTTGTTACATCTGCCGGTACACCTACAGTGACCATAACTAATAACAGTATTACAGCACTTAAATCAGCAGCACTTACTGCTAATGTTACAACAGAATTGTTAACACAACCATTAATAATAGAGGGTGGAACATCTTTTACAATACAGGCAAGTAATACAGATTCATTTGACATAGCCATAAGTTACCTAAACATTAAGAAGGAGAAACTAGACTAATGAAAGTATATGATGCTAAAGTAGAAGAGACTTATAGACACCTTAAGACTGGTGAGGTTTTTAAGGAAAGAAAAGACTGGGTAGCCAAGGGTTATAAGGCAGAAGAGATGGCACAGGACGTAAAAGTTATCATGCCGGCTCTTGATTTGTTTAGTAAAACAAAGTAAAACGGATAGACTAAGGATAAATTTATGGCAATTTCAAGAATGCAACAACCAAGACAGATGTATAATCAGGGTATGATGGTTCATGACCCTAGACAAGCCTATGGTTTAGGTGGTTTTATTAAGAAAGCTGTTCGTGGTGTTAAAAAAATTGCTAAGAGTCCACTAGGTAAGATGGCTTTAATTGGTGGTCTTGGTTATGGACTAAACGCTGGAGCCTTTGGTGGTTTTGGTAAAGGTTTTATAGGTAAAGGGCTTACTGGTTTAAAAAGTGGTACAGGATTCATGGGTGGATTAGGTAATTTATTTAGAGCTAAGTCAGAAGTTCCAGGTCAATTAGGTAAATTTAGTATGGGTAAATTAGCACTAGGTGGTTTAGGTGCAGCAAGTATTGCACTTCCTTTTATGGGTGGTGGCGGAGATGACGAGGATGATGGTCCAGTAGATCAAATGGATCCGGCAGCAGTTACACAAAGAGCAAGAAATTATTACAGCGGTCAAGGTGATAAGGGTGTTGGTTTAGATTTTATGCCACAAAAAAAATATGTTAATCAAAATTTCTACGCAGCTGAAGGCGGTCGTGCCGGTTATGCAATGGGTGGTTCATTAGATGAAGACGAAGAAGATTACATAAGATCTGCTGCAGGACAAAGCAGAAGACAACAACCAGCATTTTTAAACATAGGTGGTGGTGCAGGAGAAGCACAAGCCGAACAAATGTTAATGGCAGAATTTGTAAAATATAAAAACAAAGGCGGAGATTTATCTTTCCAACAATTTGTACAAGCAGTAATGCAACAACAAGAACAGTCTCAAGGTATGCAACAACCTACTATGATGGCAGCTGATGGCGGAATGGCTGGTATGAGTGTACCAGGATATGGGACTCCAGCAGGAACTAATCAATTTGGTTATCCAAGTGGTGGAGAAAGAGTTAATGCCGCTGAAGGTGGGATCATGGAAACTGAACAAGCAGAAATGATTGACATGGGTGGCAATGAAAAAGATTATAGAGATGAAGGTGGTTTTGTAGCAATGGGCGGCGAAGAAAGAGCTGACGATGTACCTGCAAGATTAAGTAAAAACGAAT